GGTAGTTCTGCAACGTAGTTGATAACAGTGAATTAAAGTCGGGATTACCGGCCATGTTAATTTCTCCTGTGTGTTAGATGTTGAGTGTCTTTTTAGCTTGTTCAAAAGCTTCAAAGACTGACGTTGGTTTTGCAGGTTTTGGTGCGACCGAAGTCTTGTTGGCAGAGCCACCAGACACCACTGCTGCTGAACGTTTTGCTTCAACTCTAGCTTGCTCATCCATCAGTTTCTTCTGAGCATCTGATGCTTTAGAATAAACTTTATCAAAGGTAATCTGTTTAAAGACTGCCTCTAAATCGGTTGAACCGGTCGCTAGTGCTTTAGCTACTACTTCATCAGCATTGAAGTCATCACCATACTTGCTTTGCAAAGAATCTATAGTTCTTGTCAGGTCTTCCATAGCCTTCTGTTGTTCGAAAGCTGCGATTCTCTGTTCTAAACTACGGAGATGCTTTTCAGCTGGGTCTAGCCACTCTTCTTCTACCTCTGGTTGAGGTGTCGGATTGGAGATACCAAACTGCTGTTGTAACAACTGCAAGGTTGTTGCAGGGTCTTTTTGCAGGGCATCCTGCAAAGACATTGCATACTGTACTTGCTTTCTTTGCTCACTGAGCTCTTGTGTCTTGCGGGTATAATCCGCCTGACGCTGATACCCAGCTATAGCCTCCTTCACTGGAACCATAACTATTTCACCATCTACTTGGAGTTTGACGTATTTATCGCCAACCTCTGTATAGTCAAATAATTCTAATTCTGGTTCTGGAGTTTCTGCTACTACCTCTGTCGTTTCGTCAACTTGTCCGTTTGCGGCGGGGTCAACTACGTCTTCAGGGCTAGCAATATTAATTTCATTATTATCTGTCATTGATGGAGTCCTATCCTTCGTTGGTTATTCCTTGGTATTTTTTGCATACCATCCTACTATAGTAGGATAAGTATTACATTGCTTTATTTTACTGTCCGCCTGCTAATAATGCTTGAATTATTTCAGGTGGAAGACTTTCTAAACTAGCTGGTAGTGGACCAGCTCCAGGCTGTAAACCTGCTCCTTGGATTGGAGCGCCTGCTGCACCGATTATACCAGGTGGTAATTCTTGTGGTAATCCTGGTGGTAGTTCAGGTGGCATACCTGGTGGCATACCGCCTGCTCCTGGAGGAAGTGGTGCTTCTTGTAAACCTTGCTGAGTTAAAAATGAACCTGGGTCTTTAACACCGAAACCTTGCTGTAATACATATTCGGCTAATCTTCCAAGGTTTACTAAACCAGCTTGTGCAAACGGTTGCATTGCGGCGACCATCTGTAGTGCCATATCTCTACGGAAAGCTTCATTTCTTGGGGCTGTAGAACCAGCTTCAACAACAAAGTCAAACTCACCAGAGATATAATCTTTATCAAATGTCAACCATGCAGGAGCAGATTCAGTGCCTATAATTCTTACAGTCTGCTCACCAGTCATAAACTGCTGGGCTAGCATAATTAAGTTTGCGGCACATGCAGCTATTCCATTTTCAATAGAGACAAGCTTTTCAGCCACTCTAGCGTTGCCTGCTTCTGCAATGATTGCAGCTTCACGAGCAGTTCTAGTTGTTTCTGGAATTGCACCACGTTGATATTCAGATACACCAGAAACTCTGTCAATGTCATTTTGAATTAAAGCTGACTGATTATAAAATTCTGGTGGGTTAATTAAAGCCGGCATCGGGACAACAACGTTATTTAAATTCTCTCCAGACTTAACTGGAACGATAACGTTATCTTCATCTGATGCTAAGGCTTGACGACCGTCATCATCAAATGCTGATTCCTGGAACAGCCACTTACGGCTGTAGCGCTTTCTGTGCAACATCATTTGTGTACGAGTTTCGTTTAATTCGTACTGTAGTGGTTCGATGGCTTCTAGTTCACCCATTGGGTAAAAGAATCCAGGAATCTCATAGTTGCGTAGCATGTAGAATGGATGACCAAATGCATATGGCATCTTGATTGGTTTAATTAAGAACTTGTCTCCACCTGAATCTGAGAATACGCTCATCTCACCGGTATCAATATTGTAATATTCGTAGATATCGCAGTAAGCTTCATCTGGATTTGCGCCAGTATCTGTTCTATATCCTCTGTCCATGTTTGCATATTTTTGATAAGATGATGGGCTTAGGTCTTTTCTTGCGGCGGCATCATAGCGCTTATCATTCTTTGCATCTTTTAATGGACGACGTGTGCGTTGTGCAACCCAACGTGCATCATCCATATTCATTGCATCTGGGTCAACAAACATTTCAAATGGGTCAACACGCTCTAAGAATGGTCTGTCTTCTCTAATAATTAATTGAGATTCAACATCGTCTGCTGGCTGGCCATCAACTAATTCATCAGCTGAATATTCAACTTCATCAAGTTTTGCTTCTTCAATAAAACGATAACCTGTTTTAACCCAACCATGACCAATAATTAAATAATCTTTTACTGCTCTTTGGAACTCTGGCTGACAGTTGTAATGCTGCCACCAATAGTTAATAATAGATTCTGTAAGAATTGCTTTTTCGCCATCTTCTGGTCTGCGTGGATTAACATTAATCTTTGGACGACCAATAGAAACAGCTGGTGCTAAAGTATTAATTGTTGAAAAAGAAATATTAACAAGCAATCTGTCACCAACAGCTTGACCACGATACTGACGACCACGGTATAAGTTAATTAAACGCTGCCAAAGCTGGTCATAGTTTTCATTTGCACGCCATGTTTTAGCATAATCAATATTTTTTCTATAAGTTGCTAACTTGTTAGCATTAGACTCTCTAGCCATTTACTTCCTCTTTCCTTTAACCAATCCTTCGCCAATGGCTGCTAATCTGCAATAACCATTTGGTTCTGCTTGCTGTACGATAATGTGACAGCCTTTCATTTCAGGACACCAGAAAGCGCAGTTAGAACACTTAACACCGATAGATGCCTGTGCATTATTTTTTGCAGCAACATAACCAACCCAGATTCCATTGTCATCATTGTCGGCTAACTTGCCATACTCATCAACAATTTCAAACATTGACTCAACATACTTAGCTTCTGCTGGTGCAAGTTTAATAATAGGATTAGTTACACCTTCTGGTAACTCTTCTTCTTCGCCTTCTTCTTTTTCGTTTTCTTCTTCTCCGTTGCCGCCACCTAATTTAATAGCAATTTCAAATGCTTGGCCTAATGGTGAATCTTTTTCTTTCATTAGCAATCCCATTTCTTTAATGCCAATGCTTTACGCGTTGGCCTTCCTTTAGAGTCTTTCATTGGACCAGGCATTCCGCCCATTCTTGCGCAGAAAGACTTTCTTCTTGCTGCAGCCTTTGGTGACTTCTTTGCTTGCTTAGCAGATACAGGTGGCTTTAGATTCATACCCTGTGCTTTTGCAGATGCACGACCTTTAGCATTTAAACCACCCGAAGGATTCTTTCCTTCTTTACGCTGCCATGCGGGAGTCTTAGCCATTACTTTTTCTTTGCCTTGCCGGCTTCAGATAATGCAATAGCAATTGCTTGCTTGCGCGACTTAACAACTGGAGCTTTCTTTGGACCTTTTGGGTCTTTACCAGAGTGCAATGTTCCAGCTTTATATTCACGCATTACTTTAGATATTTTCTTTTGTGCTGCTGTTTTCTTTTTCATTTTCCTCTAGCTGCTCTCATGTTGTCAATCAAGTTTGGATAAGGTCTGCCAGCTTTTTTAGCTGCGGCTTTTGCTTTAGCTTTTTGTGCTGGTGTCAACTTCTTTGGTTTACCCAAAGACTTTGGACGAGCCTTTTCCCATACTGGCTTACTTTTTTTTGCGGCCATTCTTCTTCTTCTTTCTAGGAATATAATTCTTAGTTGTTGTTGAAGGAAGAGCTGGATACTTTGGATTAGCGGCCACCGCGACCCTTGTAACCACGTTGCTCCATCATCTCATAAGCTTCCATCTTTTTCATGCTTGGAGCCTTTGACTTCTTAGCAACTTTCTTAGCAACCTTTTTAGCTGGTTTCTTTTTCATATTATGTCTTCTTTCTTAATTTAGATTTTAATTATTTAGCGCTTGCGTACATTCCGACTCTAACGCGGATTGTACCTACTGCGGAAACAAAAGTTGATGGGTTAGCAAAATAAATACCAAACTCTGCTAGACCAGCAATATTGCCTCTAAAGTTTTTAGTATATGCTGAAGGTGTTGCGCCCACCGTGCTTGTTACTTGAGTAACTAATGATGAGTTATCTGTTGCATCATTTAATCCCCACAATGCTGGTGATTCTTGGTCTGCACCTGCACCACCCCAGAATGAAATGCTTCCATCAAAGCCATTGTCTGATGTAATGGTTATTGCTATTGTGTCATAACCAGCACAATTCATTGGGTACCAGTCAGCTGGATAGTTGTATGAACCACCTGAACCATCGTATGTGTATGTCTTGTCGTATTGTTGTAACATTATTTACCTTTTACCTTTTTAAGATTTGGATTTTTTCTTTTTGCAGCGGGAGAAGCTTTACGGGCACCTGCTGCCAATATTGCACCTGCGCGCTCCATGCTTATACCTTGTTTATTTGCAATCTGTTTTTGAGCTGCTTTAAAGCCCATACCCTTTTTAGCTTTCACTTCTTTTTGCCTTTCATTTTCTTTTCGGCTTTTTTGTAAGCTTTACCAACAGGGCTATCAGTTATAGCAATCATTATACCAAATGCTGGCTTACCTTTACCCTTACCCTTTTTACCGTACATTATTTTTTACCTCCTAGTTTTTTAGCTATCCTAAGTCTTTCTTTGGCAGTTGATAATCTTTTTTCTGCTTTAGTCAATTCTTTTTTGGCGGCTTTAACCGCAGGAGTTTCAATCTTCTTTCCCTTTTTACCTTCTTTATATTTAATACTGGGATATGATTTTATTTTAGCTTTCATTCTTTTTTCTCCTGGTCTTGCTTAAATGCCACTCTATGTGGTTGTCAAGCTTTTGGTCTATCTTGTCTATTTTGCCGGCAAGAACACCATGCTGTTCAGAACTTTCTCTTCTAAACTGCTGAACTAACACCACCAGAGGACCACCAATAACAGCGACAAGTATAGGAACGACCCAATCCATATCAAATTAACTCTTTTCTTGCTGGTACTTTTTCTATTTTACCTTGTTTAAAGGCATCGGACTCTTCGTAAGACTTTTGCACCTCACGAATAGTTGTATTATTC